GTGGTGTAGCCGCTGCCTGGATTGGTGACCGCCAGCGCCGTCACCGAGCCTGGCTGGCTGATGGTTGGAGGAATGCCCACCAGCTCGCCTTTGCTGTTCAGCACGCGGCCATCAGACCAGCCAATCGCCCATAGCAACTTGGTGCCGGCGGTCTTCAATTGGTGAAGGCGAACATGTGCCGGCGACTGCGGGTCGATATTCAGGCCGAACGACGCCGAACCTGGCTCTGCCAGACCGGCCTCATATTCCCGGGCGCTGGAGTTCATGCAGGTCGTTTCAATCTGCGCGATGCTGGTGTCGATCCCGTCCAGGGAGGTGAAACAGCCAACCACCAACAACGTGTTGTTGGCTGGGTCGATGGCATAGAGGTCCGTGCCTTGGGTCTTGATGGTCAATTTAAACTCCCCGATTTCCTTCGAAATCACTTGTGAGCGGGCATAAAAAAACCCGCCGGAGCGGGTCGTTCTTTCAGGTTTCGCCTACTGGCTCACAAGCCAGGCGACGTCGAAGCCTTTTCGGTAGTTGTGCGTGTCCTTGTCCTTGCCGTCGACGCCAAAACCGGTGATGTACGCGTGCTGTGCGATCGCATTGCGCATCGCCGTCACAACAGACGCCGCGGTGGACGCCGTATCGGCGTATACGTCCACCTGAAGGCCGTAGCGGTCGGTATCCGGCACTCCGTTGACATAGTTGATCGGCGAGCCGCTGACGACTTGCCAGACCGCGTACGGCTTGGCTGTGCCTTCCGGCGCCTCGCCATGCGGGTATAGTCGCGTCGGCCCAGTGCCGAGCAGGGCAGTGACTGCCGGCGAGGCGGCGCACACCGTGAAAATGGGTGCAGTCATCAGTTCACCCCCAACTTGATCAACTGGTACTTCGCCGAGCTGAGGAATTCCTTGAACAGCGCCTCGCGGTTGTTGGCCAGGGCCGGTCGAAGGTACGGTTTTGCCCGGTTCTTCTCGGTGCCCAGTTCAACCCACCACCAGTAGAACGTGTTACCGCCCTTCTGGCCGCGCTTGCGCATGCGAACGCCCACGGAAATGACCACGGCGCCGACTTCCTCGCCGATCGCCTTGCGCACGATCATGGCCAGGTTGGCCGGGATGAAGTTTGATGTTTCCGGGTCGTCGATCCGCGCCGCTCGGTCCTTGGCGTCGAGCAGAACGATGTCCATCGCATCCTTGGCGGCCGGAAGCACCACCTTGCGGCGCATTTCCTCGGTCAATCCTTTGAACTTGGCGGACAGTTCGTCAGCGCCCTTGAGGTTGTACGTGACCCAATCAACCATCGTTCACCCCCGATGTGACCAGTAGCGTCAGATACTCCTTGCGAGACTTCGCATCAGCCAGCGGAGGGCCGACTATTCCGCAAATGGTGCCGTCATCCAGGACAACACGCATCGCAGCTGAAATACCCTCCCGATAGCGAATAACAATCCGGGTTTTTACTTCGGACTGTCCAGCTTGGGCGGCGATGAAGTCGCGAGCGCTCAAATCCTCAACAGAAGCGCGCACGGAGGCGAACTCAACCCATTGTTGGGTCAGTTGCTCACCGGTTTGGGGATCTTGGTTCGTGATCTTGTGCTGGATTTGAACCCGATGTTTGAGTTTTCCGGCCTGCATTAGAAACGCTTCCTGTACCAAAGCAGTCGTTCAACTGCGAGAGGAACGGCCGAAGCCGCACCGCCAACTACCACAGCTTCGCGGTTTGCGTACCAGTGCCCCACCATCAGCAAAATTGCCTGCTCAACGTCCCGGGTGAGGCCCATTTCGTCAGGCTCAGTCGGATCCGTTTCGACCAACTTCCGATCACAGTGCTGCTCTACGTGCGCTTTGGCCGCGTCGAGGTAGCCACCGATCAACGCGTCTTCTTCGTCACTGTCGACTCGCAGATGCAACTTCACGGTGGTCATGTCGAGCATTTACTTGGCCTCTTTTGGCGCTGCCGGCTTACTTTCTTTAGGTTTCGCAACTTTCGGCTTTCCGTTGGTATCGAGCTCAACGGCCAAGCCTTTGCCGATCAACAAGTGGGCGTACTCGTCATCGACGTCTTCGAACTCCTGCCCACTTTTTACCTGCGGCGATCCGGCGCCCAGTAGTTCGGCGTTACCTACAAAACCCCACAGAGCTTTGATTTTCATGCTGCCTCCAGAAACAAAAAGGCCGGCGAATGGCCGGCCCTGAACGGTGGTGGTGAATTACGGCGCGACGGTGAACTGGCCCTTGACCAGTGCTTCTTTGCGGCGAACGCCCAGCCCCAGACGCTCTTCAGCAAGAAGAGCGATCTGGTTCTTGATGAACATGTCGTTGATCAGGCCCATCTTGAACAGGTAGGTCATGCGGTCGAACAGGATGGCAGCACGGGCAAAGTTTGCGATCAGGAACTCACCGCCGGTGTCGGCATCGCCTTCATCCATGCTGTCTGAGGTGATGACCGGACGCCCCCACAGAACCGGGGTCACCAAGCCTTGCAGGTTGGCGAACAGATAGCGGTTTTCACCGTCTTTCTGAAGTTCGATATTCATCCAGTCCAGTTCGCTCATCACGATGCCATCGGCCGACAGCTTGGACTGCTTGCGCACCTGGTAGATGCCACGACGCACGATGTCGATCGAGGTATCGCCGGCCTTGGTGAGTGCGGCGTCGTAGACGGTTGCCTGGGTCATCAAACCATTCAGGTTCTCGCCAGTGCCGTCACCCTTCAGGATTTGATTTTCTTCTTCCAGCTTCAGGTCGTAGCGCAACAGCTCCTGAATGTAACCCTGCATTTGCGGGACATCGTCCAACGCTTCTTCGGTGACTGGCATCCATACCGCGATCTTTTTGACGCGATCGGTGGCGGCTTCGAAGGTCACATTACTGGTTGGCTTGGTGCCGCCCTCTGCCACTGGAGCCGCGCCCCGAGTGTGCAGCAGCTCTCGGAAGTAGGTGTACTGCTGGCCAGTCACAGGGATAGCGGTCAGCAGATCACGGATGCGGAGCTCTTGGCGGATACCTGGCTGAATGACCGGGTCGTAAATCGGCGCGACAATACCGGCGCTGGTGACCTTTACTTCCTTCATGCTTGCCAGGTCAGATTTGGTGACTTCGATCTCGGCGCGGTTGGCCGATTTCTGGGTGAGAGCCTTGTAAGCGTCGTCACCCTTGATCATGTCAATGAAGGATTTGCCCTCGCTGGGGCCGCCACGCAGCTTGACGCCTTTCTGCTCCAGGTCTTGGACTTGGTCGATGACCTTTTGCAATTCGCCCTTCTGGTCTTCGATTTGCTTCTTCAGGTCACCGGTGACTTGGTTGCCTTTCTGGACCTCGTCCATCGCGGCGTCGTACTTCTTCTGCAGCTCGCCGAAACCGTTTTTCAGTTGCAGCTCGATGGATTCCTTGATGTCTTTAACTTCGCTCATGGCGATACTCCGAAATGATGGGTGAACAGTGTGGAAATGTCTTTCAGCTCATCCACGATCGCCGTGGCCTCGCTCCCGCCATCACGGCGTAGCGCGGTATAGCCGAGCGAAGCGACCGCCGCCGCTTCCTTCTGCGAGAGCCCAACGCGTTCGCGCAGGGCCTTCTCGAAAAGCCTGATGTCCGACTTCACGCTGAGGACTTGCGCCTCGGGGTTCATGCCGAACGGTACGAAGGAAGCCTCCCAGAGTTCGGCCTCCTTGATGAGGCGAACACGCCGGCCGGCGCGGTCCTCGAAATCTGCCTTAATGGTGTTGAAACCGATCGACATGCTGTCGAGGATTTCTGCTTTCATCAGCTCATATGCATCGCGGGCGTAGCTGACGTTGAGGTTGACCCGCCCTTTGAGCAGAAGACCGTGATCGTCCTGGGTGTAGTCGGCTGCCCCCACCAGTCGAGTCAGGTCGTGATAGAGCGCGAGTTTTAGCTTGCCCCCGCGAGTCGCCTTAACTCGGGTGAACGCACCTGGCAAGATCACGTCATCGCCAAGGTCCACGTTATTGAAAACCGCCGCGTAGCCCTCGAAGTTACCGGCTTCGTCAACGGACTTGAGCTCAAACGGAACTTCAAGATTGGACATTCTTTTCCATCTCCCACCGGGTGACCCGGTTGTATTCGGCGCCTTCCAGGGGAGGCAGGTTTTCCTTTACGCGGACTTCGTTGATGGTCATCCATCCAGACCCGCCTGAACCTCCAAGCGCGCTGCCGTAGTACGTAGCGCGGCCAGCGCTATCAGCACGCAGCAGCCCCTCGACGGTGAACTCAGAGAAGCGCGATTTGACCCGGTAGAGTTTGTCGTTGAGCTCGTCCTCCACCGCGTCGACGTAGGGTTTGAGCCCGAAGGTGATAAACCCGGTGAGCTGCTGCTCCAGATTCGAGCCCATGATTGATGTTTTGCCTGCGCGGTTGGCCAGCCATAGCGGCACCCCGTAGATGCCGGCAATTGCCTCTTCCTGGAACTGCTGGGACTCGATGAACTGGGCATCCTTCTGGCTGATACCCGCTGGAACGATTTTTGGGTTTCCCTGCAGGATGGCCATTTTCCCAATGTCGTCGACGTCGGCCTTACGCACATCGGGAAACTTCTCCATCACCTGGGCCTGCTGGGCCTTGGTCAGGAATTGCTCATAAATCACGTAGCCGCCAGTGAAACCGCCCTTGCGCATGAACCGCGCCGACCATTGCTGGCCAGCCTTGGCCAGGCCCATGGTTTCAGCCTGGTGCTCAATAGGAGAAAGGCCGATGATTCCGTCCAGGCTAAACAGCTTGAAGTGGAGCAGGTGCTCAGGAGACACCGGGTAAGGGGCTCCCTCACTTGGAGTGATCCAATATAGAAGGTCGTCTTCAGTGTCGATCTTGACGGTCCGACCATCCAGTGGCACCAAACCGATCGGGTCGCCGTTCCTGTTCCGCTCGATCAAGGCAAACGCATTGCCCCGCAATGCCATATTTACGACCACGAACTTCAGAAAGTTCAGCATGGTCATGTAGGGATTTGGCTTTCTCAGCAGCTTGAGCATCCGATCATTGCTGCCGACAAGCGATCTCCCTCCCTGTTTGTCCTCATACAGCTTGAGCGGCAGGCCGCTAAGCGACTCAGAGAGGATCTTGACGCATGACCAGACCATGCTGATCGACAGCGCCGTTTTGGTGGTGACCTTTACACCCGACTTGGTGCGCTTGCCCCCGACCTCAAGATCGACCTCGACATAGTCGCCCGTCGCCGGATCGGTATAGCCGAAGAAGCCCCAAGTCGCGGGGTTGTACCATTTGAATGCCATGGTCAGCCTACTAGTCCGAAAAAGCCGTTATTGAGGTAGTCATCCATGCCGCCGCGCGCCTCCGGATTCAGTGCGAGCAGTGAAACGGCATTGAACGTAGCCATGAGCGGGTCGATTTTTGCGGTGCCCGAAGCCTGTTTTGTGATCAAAAAGGCATTGGCGGACGGAACGCCCTTGGCGTTGCCGCAAGCCCATGCCATAAGTGGCTGACCGCAATGCAGCAGCGCCCCCTCGGCGAGCTTTCGCTCGGTGGTTTTGATTGCGCCGGTCAGCTTCCAGCCCTGAGAAATACCAATTACCTGGTCTTCTTCGATGCCGGCATCAGCCAGCGCATCGAGAACCGCGCCGATACCAGCCGGGTCGAGCCCCACCTTGTCGAGCAACCCGGCGTCATTGATCCGAGCTACAGTCGCCGCGAGATGCGCGACGTCATCGCCGATCTTTTGAACCAGCGTCAGGTCGCCTGCCGACGCCAAGTCCATCAAGCGCGGCGCTTCGGTCTTCCGCCTGGTCAGCACTGAGGGATGAGCATATGCATGAGCCCAGTGCAGCCAGGTACGCGACTCTCGAACCCGCCCCATAACAGCCAGCCCCAGCAAGTCATCCAGGCCACCACCGTCGACGCCCACCACGACCACTTCGCAGCGTTCAATGAGCGAATCCAGCGTCAGGCCCTTCTCTGCTTGCGGCTCCCAGAAGTCGGCGCCGACCCAGCTGTCTGACATCAGCGCCAGGCCAATCTCAATGTTGAGGAACTTGGCCAGAAACCCTCGTACCTCGGCCTCGCCGTCGAGTTCGGCCTGCATAAACAGCCGCTCGAGGGTCGGTCTGTCCACCGAGTACCCCATGTTGGGATTCACCAGGTGGAAATTCTCGGGTCGGCGAGCCTCGCCGCTCTCAATCATCTCCGGCGGAAACTCGTAGATCACCGGAAGGAAGCGCGGATCTTCAATTCGACCATCGCGCACGCCGCGCGCGTAGCTGAGTTTCGACTTGAATATCCCGGCAGGCGGCTCGTTTGACTGAGTCGTCAGCCAGATGATGAAGCCTTCCGGCCGGGATAGCAGGCCGCCCGTGGCCTCCCGAATCATGTCCGGCGCCTTGACGTTCTTGCCGAACAGCCAGGCCTCGTCGATCAGGACGCCCACCGCCTTTTTGCCACCAACGACGTCGCTGTCTGCGGCCACAACCTTCAAAGTTGCCCCGGTCTCGCGGTGCGTGATCAGCTTGAGGTGCGGCTGAACGTGGAGCAGATCGCTCAGTTCTTCGTCATGCTTGACCATGGCCGCGCACGGCTTGAATGCGTTGTCGGCAATCTCCTTTGTAGGTGCCAGGATGATGAACTCGGCTTCCAGCCTCCAGTTGCGAATCAGCGCGGTCAGCATGATCGCCGCCGCGATCGTCGACTTGGAGTTCTTCTTCGGAATGCAGAGGAAGTACTCGCTGATCAGGCGGTGGCCTGTTTCGCTGTTGTAGCTGCCAAAGATCGCGCTGGCGAAATCAAGAACCCAGGGTGCGCAAGCCGTTTCGATGGTCGGGCAGCCCGGCGCGTCAACGATCTTCAGCGAACGGAATACCTCCAGCCCTTCCTCAGCTTCGGCGGGAAACAGTGGCGGCGGAATGATTGATTCGCCCACAGAGAGACGCTGCCACCAGTCAGGGCAGGCAGTTGTCCAAAGCATTGGCTACTTCCTTACGACAGTGAGCGGTGGCTTGCCGGCGGCGTATTTGCCCTTCCCAGCCTCCTTGGCGGCCTGCTCTTTCAGCTCTTTCTTGCCGGCGTCACCTTTCTTGCCGTGCACATAGGGCACAGCGGTCTGGGCGGCGTTGCGTCGATCAAAAACCTTGGCCCTGGGCTCGTTCATCAGCGCCAGCAGCCAGACCAATGGATCTTCAGTAGTAGGAAGACAATCGAGGAATTCGCCGCCGGCTTCTTCCGTCTCTGGCGCTTGGTCGGATGGTTGCTCTCGGCGCTTGCGCGACTTCTCAGGGTTAACACTGAGCTCAGCCCGGCGAGCAAGGATTGCACTTGCAATCTTTGGGTCATTGGCCCAGCGGGAACCCGCTGCGGATGCCGTCGAAGCCTTACATCCTGCGGCTTCCGCCGCTTCTTTGTTTGACGCACCCCGGGCTTTTGCGTCAACAAACTGTCGCTGCTTGTCTGTTAACACCATTAACAAAAAACCTTAGGGTCGGGAAAAAAAGTACGAATGGGGTCGGGCGCGGTCTGGAGCGTATTAACCCCCTATATTTAGACCCCCCCCTCCATAGCCGTCTACTATCGCACCATTTCGGTGCATTAAAATGAGAATTCATCTCATTCTCTGTCTATGGCCTGGATCGCCTGCCTGCCTCAAGCCTGTCCAGCCTCCTCAGCCTGTTTGACCGAGTCGTGGCACGGCTTGCACAGGGTCTGCCAGTTGGATCGATCCCAGAACAGCGCCATGTCGCCGCGATGCGCGACTTTGTGGTCGACAACGGATCCAGCAGCGACTCGACCAGCCCGCTCGCAGTAGACGCAGAGAGGATGGTCAAGCAGCCAGGCCTCGCGGGCTTTCTGCCATTTGTACCCATAGCCACGCTGGGCTGACGTTTCCTTTGTTGCGCGCCATGAGTTCGTGTTGATGGCAGCCAGTCGATCAGCCTGAGGCTTTACCCTGCTGCCCAGCGTCTTCAGCCTTGCCATCGGGTAGCGCTCCTGCATTTGACTTAGGTGAGATCAACGAGGCCGCACGCTCACGGGCGATGCTCAACCATTTGGCTGCTCGCGCTCGGCGGGCAGCGCATCCAGAGCATGCCATCACCATCCTCCTGCCATCTTGGCGCCTACAGCCACACCAGCAATGAACACCAGCCCGATCAACAACGAACCGACGCTCGGAGTCACCGATGCGTTGGGGTTGCGAAGGGGTGGCGGCGCTGGTGGCAGCTGTCTACTTTCATGGACAGCCATCAACTGCTCTCCTTGTCGCATGTCGCGACACGAAATAATTGATACGAAAACGTGTCGCGACTCAGTCCATCCGAAGGATGCGGGCTACGTTGCCCTTGGCGCGGTAGACCAGGACCAGCAGAACTACCAGCACCATCAGAAGGAACGGCGACACCGTGGGCGCCGGCTTGGCCATCAGTGTGGCCAGAGTAATCTGCAGCGACTCGCAACCGGTGCCGACGGCCAGCAGATACGCCAGCCATGAAACGCCGGCGCGGTAGCGGGCGCCGTCACGACGATAGGCGGCAATGCGAAGGCAGATCGCGCCACAGAGAGCGCCTGCAATCAAAGTCCATGGATCAACCATTGGGACGTCCTCCGATGCGATCGGCGAACCATTGCAGCCAACCGGGCATTTTGCCGCCGCTCACCCACTCCAACAGGCTGATGCAGACGGCCACGCAGAACAGGGCGCCAAAGAAGGCGACAAGCCCTGAAGTCTTGGCCCAATCTCGGCCGATGATCTCGCTGGCCACGTAATAGCCGGCGACCCATGAAGCAATGAAGTAGCCCAGCCTCGACAGCGGGGTCAGGTCTCTGGCGAACACCACGAAGAACATGGCACCGGCAAAACCGCCCACCACCGCATTCACATCCACTCCGGGGATCAGGCTTGCGGTGGTCACTCCCACAACAGCCGTTGCCGCCAGTACGCCGGCACTCGGTTCGGCCATTGATTTGCTCCTGGCTTGAGTTGTCCCGTCCTGGGAAACAAAAAAGCCCCGGCAAATGCCGAGGCTCGTTGAATTATAGAAAGCAAAAAGCCCATCTCAGAGACGGGCTTTGCACGCGGAAAAACCGCAAAGTAACTGAAATCTATAGTCAGTCCCCGGGCCTGTCAAGCGGCCTGACGTCGAATATCGAGCGCTCCATCAATCCAGGCCACGCCGGCCTTCCAGAGCTGCCGAGTCTTCTCCTCGCCGAACTTCATCTTCTTGCCGACTTCCATCAGCGACGTGTCCCGGCTGGTGTAGTAGCGCATCAGCACCTGGCCGCATTCCGGGTAGCGCTTCAGCAGACGACCCATCAGGCCATCAATCATCAGCGCATCGTCATCGGTGATCATCGGCTCCAGGATCGTATTCTCTCGAGAGGCGCAGCAGGAAACGCCGGAGCCCAGTACGACCCAGCGGCCCCAATGCTCCAGCAGATCCTCGGCGGTGCGTTCTTTAAATGTTGGTGTGAAGGCCATGACTCAATCCCCAGTGAAGTTGGTGGCACCAGGGCCACGGCGGTTGTTCTCGTTGTATTGCGCTTCAGCACCGGAGGGCTTGAAGCAGTTGAACTGCTCGATCTGGTGCTCGGCAGCCTGGAGACGAATGCTCAGCTGCGTCACCAGCACCTCCAGCGGAAGCGCCTCACCGGTCTCGGCGGTGACCCAGCCCGAGGCATTGCACTGCACGCAGGCCAGCTCATGAAAGACGCCCTTAATAACCGCACGTCCACGGCATGCTGGGCACTTGGCCAAATCCAACTGAGCAGCACGAAAGGCAGGGCCGTGAATCTTCTTCATTGCGCCTCCAAAATCTGCTTGTAGATCGCATGGGCGTCGGTCCCGTTTTCTGGAGAATGGAAGCGGCTGTAGCTGGCCCCGGACCTCATCAGGATGTGAAGCCAGGTGTCTCCGCAGATCTGTTCAACGCGAACCGAGGCAACGTCCAGTGGGTTTATGGCGAGGCCGCCAGGGGTGTTTTCCACCAAAATCATCATTTTTAAACCTCGCCTTTTATTGTTTCGTGATTTGGCTAGAAGCCGCGCCATTCAAGGCCTCGGCGGCATTCTGCGAATTTCCGTTTCTAGTCATGGTCAAGCCGTGAATCAGGCTGAAGCCCTTCCCGTCTAACCAGTCGTGCCACTTGCTCAGGGCTTCACGCTTGAGCAGTTCGGCGGATGTGTGGATGTAGGTCTGCACGTTGCGGGTCATCGTGTGGTTCACCAGCATCTCGCCGATGAGGAAGTCCACACCGAGGTCAGTCCAGCCGGTCCGGGCCACCTTGCGCAGGTCGTGACTTGTCCACTCGCCCTTGCCCAAGCGGGTAAACACGGCACAGGCCTGACCATCACTCAAGCACCCGCCCAACCGTGCCGGGAACACGAACGCGCCCTTGTAGCCCTTCCCTGCCTGCCAGTCCCGGTACCGCTCCAGCAGCGCGCAGACCTGCTGAGTCAGTGGTAGCCGATGCTCGCAACGGGTCTTGGTGTTCTCAGCCGGGATGAACCACTCGCCCTGCTCACCCAGGGTCAGGTGCTGCCATCGAGCCATCCGGGTTTCACCGACCCGCGTACCGTGGCAAAGCATCATCAGCGCCAACATGCAGTCCTGCGGTGCCCGGTCGAAGCCATCGGCAAGCTGTTCGATCACGTCCTCGAGCTGCACGGCGCGCAGGCGCGATGGCTTTGGAAGGATTCGGGCCTTGGTGAAGTCGGTGAACTTGAACCCGGCGATCGGGTTGGTGCTGATCAGGCGAAGCTTCTCGGCCTGCCGCATGGCCACCACCAGCACGCCCCACACAAGCCGGACGTACGACAGAGAGAACTCGGCCTGCATCGGCCACATCAGCTGCTTGTCCAAGGTGAAACGGTCGAGATCGTCCACCAGCAGCTCACCGAGACGCGGCTTCAGGTAGAGGCTGATGATCGAGGTGTTGGTGGAGCGGCGCTTGTCCGAAAGGCTGCGGTCAACGGCCTGACGGGCGGCGAACC